AGCCGCATCTGCGCCTTTGCCGTTGAGTTTCGCGGCCGCGGCGTCCAGCGCGTCGAGATCCAGGGTCACTTGGTCGGTGGGAGTGCTCATGGCTACCAAATCATCCCTGGTTGAGGTATCCGCGCCCTGATCTGATCGTCGTAAATGTGGCGGCAGTGCACGAAGTTGACTTCGAGTGCCCAGCAATCGCTCGGGCGCACTACTACCCAGTCGCCGACGACGACCGGCTTGCCGCAGAACACGGCGCCCTCACCGATTTTGACCGCGAGCGCGGCCTTGGATTGGAAAAGGTCTTCGTCGAGATTCGACCGCGGCATGATGATGCCACCAAGCGTCTTCTCTGGGCGCCTGTATGTCGCGATCAGCACTTGTTTTGGTCCGATTTCGTACTCGGACAGATCGCCGATCAACTTGAGCAGTTCTTGCCGCGGGTCCTTGTCGTGTTTCATCGCCGCATTGGGCATGCGTTATTCCTTGTTCAGAACGGTTTGCACGTCGTCGTAGCACTCGGTAATCACGTAGTTCAACGCGGTGAGCTGCCCCACGTAATTCTGGTACTGCGCGTAGTCCTTGATCGCTGTCCCTGCCGCAAGATTGGTCTTCAGGTACTCGATTCGTTCGCTGATGCGTTTCTGGAGCTCTAGATCGAAACGTTTCATCCCTGCACGGCTGCGTTCAGCAACAGTTCGGCGTACAGGTTCGCCAACAGCGACAAATGCCGCGCGGCGGTCGCTCTGCCTGCCTCACCGATATAGAAATTCCTGTCGTCGAACAGCATGCCGGATACCGCTCTGATCTTTGCGCCAACTTTCAGAATGTCGAACATCTCGTTCGATGGCATCAGGATGATTTTCAGACCTCGACTATCGGTCGCTCTACGCACTTCAAGTGCCGCGGCCTCTAACGGATGCGTGGCGCCAGGAGGCGCGTCGCGCAGCGCGTCCGAAAACGTTGGCACCAGGCCGAGAATCGCATCCATGTCGGCTCTGACGTTCATCCACGCGCCGCGCGCGCAGCCTTCTCCAGACGTCCGAGTCCGCCACCGGACCCGCTCTCGATCGGATACTTGCCGGGCTTCGCGAACTTGCCGCTGAATCCTGGATTCGACGCGCGGCCGCCATACGCTCGCGGCATCAGGGGCACCGCCGATGGCACGCCTGGCGCGCCGGGCGGCGGCGCCATGCCTGCCGTCGGCGGCATCACTGGGGGCGCCGCCTGATGCAGTCCGCCTGCCGGTGCGGCGCCCGGCGGCGGCATCGGCATCGCAGGCTTCGGTGACGGCTGCGTGATGATGATATTGACGTTCGTGTCTTTCTTCGTGCGGCCGCCGCCTTTGCGGGCCAGCCGGCCAGCGACCGGCCGCGTGCCATCGTTGATCGCGGCGCCGCCGCGAGCCTTGCGCGTCACGCTGCCGCCACCGCACTTCGCGCAGCCGCAGCCTGAGCCGTGAACGCCGCCGCCGTCCGCGCGCATGATCGGACGCCGCAGCGGCATGCCAGCGCCGGCGGCTGGAGGTACGGCGGTGTGACGCTGCAGCGCCATGCGTTGCAGCGGCGAGAGGGCGCCCCCGCCCATCTTGCCGGCCCGGCCGCCAGTTGCGCGAGATACCGCATCGGCCCACGCCGGGAGCGCCAGTCCGCCCATGTCCTTGTGTGCGCGTCCGCCGCGCTTCATGCCACCGTCATGCGTGAGGCCACCGCGCTCCTTGTTCGCTTCCTTCACGTCACGGTTTATGAGGGAATCGGCGGTCAGCGCGCGGCCGCCATTGGCGCGCGGCTTGCGGTCGGCTCGCTGTGGTGACGCCTCTCCGGCCACCTTGCCGCCGCGGCGATACTGGCGGCGCGAGACTGGGCGCATGCCGGTGACGGCATCTGCGTCCATGGCGCCATCTGGTTTGTAACCGCTGGCGTCAACTCGGGCGTGAGGGTCGTTGCGCACGAGCCGCGCTGCTTTGGACTTCGCGGCGTCGCGGGCGTCTTCGGATAGCTTGCTCACGGGTTCCTCATTGCGCTGAATTTACAACGGCGCGCGCGGAAGTGCAATCTTAGGTCCGGACAGCGACTTGCGAGCCGTCTTCGAACTCAGACGCGACGGTTGACGACGTCACCGGAATCTTCGTCATGCTCAGGCGCTGAGCGAATTCACACGCGAGCTGATATTCGTTGTACTTGAACGCCTGGACGTCGGCCCATCCGCTGGGCTTCGGCTCCGTGGACCACTTCTGCACCAGCCAAAAGTCGCCGACGTGATCTCTGATAACTCGCGTTTTCATTGCTGCCCCAATCCCTTGTCAATATCCCTGATGATCCCCAGCGTCTTCGCCCCGACGCCGGCGACCCCTACCTGCTTGCCGGACTCGCCAGCAGTCGGAGCCCCGATCACGGCCTTGGCCAGCCCCAGCGCGGTATCCTGTTCTCGGGCCTGTCGGTCCTGATCGCGATTCTGATCCTCCATGTCGGCCTCGCGCTCCTGGACGGCTACCTGGCGCTCGCGCGTGTGGGCGTCCAAAATCTTCGCCTGCGCGGTCGCGATGTCAAGCATCGACTCCTGCGGCTGCGCCTCCGGGGGCGCAACGCCGCCCTCGGGCTTGGGCGCGAAGTGGCCGCTCGCGATCTTGGCGTCCGCCTCCTTGTCGCGCGCCCCGGCTTCGGTCGCGCGGGCGTTGGCCTCGACGACCTTGGCGTCGGCCGCCTTTCCGTCGTTCTGCATCTTGTTCTGCGCTTCGATCAGTTGCGGCGGCGGCTGCGCGCGAGCTGGTTTCGGAACAAAGAATTCGTCCGGATTGCTCCAGCCCATCGCGGCCAACGCGGCCGTGTGGATTTTAATGGGATCGTACAGCGTCGGCGCCTGACTCTGGAGCTGCATCAGCCCCATGATCTTCAGCATACGCTGCCCAGAAGATGACGTGTTCGGGTCGGCCTGCGGCACCAGATCGCAGTTGTTGAGCGCTGCCAAAAACTTCTGCTTGTCCCACGCGGTCTTCGACTTGCAGCCGCGCACGAAAAACGACTCCGGGTCTTCGCGAAACAGTTGCTTGAGTAGCTGAAATTCCTCGGCCTGAGCGCTGTGCATGCGTTTCTGCACCGCGCTCATGACCTTGACGGCCTGATCGATCATCGCGAGCACCGTACCGACTGGCACGTCCGCGCGCCCCTCGCCTACTTGGACCTCGGCCGTGCCGCCGATACGGCGCCCGGTCTCGGCCATATCCTGGACTAGCGCCATGAGCGCTGCCATACCCTGCGTCGAGTACGGCAGCGGCATGACCGAATCTCGAATCGGCGCGCCATTGGTCTTGATGGGCGCCCCGCCTCCGGGTGGCACGCGGAAAATGTTGGTGTTCTGCCGGCCACCGCCGTCCGCCATCAGGAAACCGGGGAAGTTCGCGAACATGCCGCAGTCGAGCATCAGGCGCCACGCCGCTGTGATCGCGTTCGTGGTGTTGCCAAGTATGTGGAGCAACCCGATGTCGTAGAACCCCAGTCCCGGCACGAACTGATACTTGACAAAACGCTTGCGCGCGACTGGCAATCCATCGGTCTGGTCGAAGTTGCGCACGACAGACAGTGTTTCGCGCGATGATTTGTCGATCGTCACCACGTACGGGATCGCAAGCCCTGACGCTTCGCCGTTGTGCTGGTGCTCGAATCCCTTGATATCGAGCTCGCAGCAGATCTCGTAAATCTCACGCTCGCGGTCTTCCGGGCGGCGGCCCGTGTCAACTTCGATGCCCTGCTGATCCTTTTTAGCCTCGTCCAGTTCGTTCGGTTGCGGCGCGACCGGCGTGCCCAATTCGATATCGCGATAAATCTTCAGTATCTGCATGCGCCTGACGGTCGATTGCTTCATCATCGAACGGTGCGTGACGCGCTGCGCGTTCGCCAGATCGGTCGCCGACTGGTTGACGATCAGGTCTTCGGCATCGACGGCCTCAGATACCGGCCGATTGCGCAGCGGGCACTTGTAGACTTTCTTGAACCCGTCCCCTCCGAACCCGGTCATCAGCAGCATGCGGTCGGTATCTGGGTAATACTCGGTCGCGACCGCCGTCAGGTAATGGTTCATGTCCTGCTCGAGCGCGGTCGCGATCTCGTCCTGCGTCACGCCGTCCGAGGTCGAGTCGTTCCGTATCTTCACCGGCCCGTCGGTTGGCAGGAACTCGCCCCGCGCATTGGCGTTGAAGCGCACGACGGCCTCGAGCAGCAGAGGGTGTCTGACCTTGCTCATGCCCTCGACGGGCGCACCGTCTGATGCGCCCTGCACGTTCGGCAACTCGATCTTCAGGCCCAGCAGTTTGATGCCGAGTGCGCGGTCTTCGATCCATTCCTTGCGCGACTGCAGGTCTTCCTCGACGCCGCGCAGCAGGTCGTCGGTAATGCTGGACAGCTCGTCGTGCGCGATGCTGTCGGCGAGGTTGCTGAACCATTCGATCGGCTTCTCGGGCTTCGGCGCGCCGAGCGGCTTGCCGTCCAGCGATACCGTGATCGACCCGTCGCCGTGTTTGATCTGGACGACGTTATCGTTGTCATCCACGACCGGAGCATCGCCGCCAGCTTCGACCTCGACCTGGACGTCGGCTGACGGTGGAAGTCCGGGCTCCGGATCTGGCACCAGGCGCAGGGATGTGTTGGGGGCTAGGCCTGGCATAGCGTTGCGCGCAGAAGTTTGTCGGCGTAAAGGGCGTCGGCCAGCCGCAACGCCATTCTTGCCTGCCCCATGCCGGTGAACTCGAAGGATTGTGCGCCGACCTTGAATGTAATCTTGCCGGTGTCGAATTCACAATCACAGTCGATGATACCGAGACGTCGTGCATGTGGCGCTAATGACTCCACCACCAAATCCGCTGGCGCCGTCACTGTATCCGCTCCGCCCGCGGCGCCATGTTCTGCGCCTGATCGGCGATGATCTTCGGCGTGAATTCTTTCACGAACAGTTGTAGGGCAAAAACGGCAGCCTCGCTCTCAGTCGGAGCTGCGATCTGGTAACGGCGCGTGACGGCGTGCGGCGGCTCACCGGTCACAGTGGCCAAAAAATTATATGGTCGAAACACGCGGCTGAGCAAATCGATCACGCACGTACAGCGCGGCGCCGCGTTCCTCGGCGACAGGATCATCTCAGCCGCCGACCCAGCAGTTTCATGCAGCCAATGTAAATCGCCAACGCGCTGAAAACCCAGATCATATCCCTGCCTCAGACTGAATAGAGCGCCTGTTCCCTACCACGATACGCTTTCTCTGCCTCAATGTCAGCTTCCCGCTCTGGCTGGCGAACTAGGAGGCCCATGTCGCGCAGTTTTCGCAGGCCCATGGAGGTCAAATCCACAAATTCGTCGTTTTTAGATTTTGGGAATTGCCCCACTTGCTTGATGACCTTATCGGCCCATTCCTTGTCAGGCGCCCAGATCATTCCTTCGGCAAAAATATGCTGCACGGAAATCAGTCTAGCGGCCTTATCCTGACTCTTCGGATCGAACAGTTCGACGCCATATTTTTCTCGGCTGAAGAGTCGCCGAATTTCTTGCGCGACACTGATGCCAGAGGCTTTGTTCTCGATCACGAGTTGGTTTACTTTGTACTTGACGCATGTCTCGTGCACCTTCTTCACCAGATCGTGTAATTCAAGGTGCTCATCCCAGGCATAGGCGAGTAAGATTTTAGGCGCGGACCCGGAATACGTGCTGCTGACTCTCGATGGCATTCCACGCTCGCCAGTTTCTTCTGTTGAGCGGTCCGGCGGCTCAATCATCATCGTCGGATCGAATGGCCGGTCGTCGTTGTAGATCATCCAGACCATCATACCGCTTGGATCATTCAGGGTATTGATCGTGTAGGCCGTATCCACTACACCGAGCACGAATTGAACATGGCGCATGTCATATCCATCGTGCGGCCACTTTAACCACCAGTCGGACTTAATAAGGCCGCCGCCCTTTGGCTCAGGCCTCTGTTGGATCTGACCAGAAAATAACCATGGCCGCTTCTTTAGGCGTTGCATCTCATCTTCCGGGAACCGTTCAGGCCAAAGCAGTTCGCCTGGATAGGTGCGCGGATCTTTCCATCCTATCGCCGTATGGAATGAGCGTTCTGGTTCGAATTCTCCAGGCAGGCACAGGTGGACCCAGCCCTCGGCCTCGTTCGAAAGTATGTGCCCGGTCAGATCATCTTCTGCGACTCGTTGTTGGATGATTATCCACGCTGAAGTGGACGGATCATTGGCCCGCGTCGGCATGGAATTTTGCCACCAGTCTATCGTGGACTGTAGCGACGCCTCGCTAGCTACGTCGCTCGCATCGTTCGGGTCGTCGATGATGATGCAGTTATGGACGAGAATTCCTTCAGCAAAGAAGCAGCCATGAGTTTCAACCTGGATGTCATAGACGCAGATCTCTTGGCCGCTATCTCTGGTAATTTTCTCGATATACGCAATCCGAACTTGTGGTGCGTCACGTGGCAACTGTCGCAGAGAATAATCAAGTTCTCTGGACGGTTGTTTCTCGTATCTTCGTCGATGTGATGCGCCTGCAGCGACGTTCGTGGATGGTATTTCGTGCGCGTCCTGCGGGCCAATTCCCCACAATTCATGCAACAGTGCTCGTCTCGCTCCAGGATACCGTTTCTGTGTACCGACTGCGATAAGCAGCCGGTCTCCTGGCCCCATCTCACCAGCCCGGACAAATCCCCGCCCCGGCGAGTAGACTGGATGATCTGGAGTACAGACGAATCTATTTCCCGAAACTTCACGTAGCGAGCACGTGGCATGAACTACTCTTTTCGATGTGGCTAGTACGCGTGATTTTACCACCCTCCCCCGTAGTGTGTCGAACGACAGCACCTCGTCTCCGATTCGGAGTGCCTCTATGGCCGCTGGCCCAGAAGGGGTCGAAACGCGTGTTCCGGCGACGAAGCAATTTCCGCCTTCACCAGTGACACCAGACTCAACGCTTGTAATCAGTCGTTCCCCGCCTTTATTGTTCGTGAAACGAAACTTCGTATTTTGATCTGATGTCAATTGAAATCTGTCTCCCCATCTGGCCTGGTACCAGGGGGACTCAATCAGCCGGCGACACTTCACCGAATCACGCACTGCCAGCTTATCGGTATGCGACGCGTGCAGTAGCGGCACACCTGGGCCGCTGGTCGGGCCGCTCAGTGGCTGAGCCCAGATCCATGCCGGGAATCCCACTGAGACACAATTCGACTTCCCGATTCTAGGTGGGCAGTTAATTATCAACCGGCGAATCTGGCCATCGACTATCGCTTGAAGATGCTCACAAATCGCATCAACGGCCCAAGAATCTTTCCACATTGCCGGATCGATGTACTTCCATGCCCGCTGCATGAAGACATACATCGATTCCTCGCAATCCGCCCTCTCGATATCCAGCAACTGCGCTTCGGCATCCACTGAGCGCGGATCGAAGTCCTTGGGATTGAAGGCGCCCATTTATTTTTCGGGCGGCGAAAGTGCCAGCCACTGCTTCGGCCGGTCATCGCCTTCGGGGTACGTTTTCGCGTACAACGTCAGCATCCGAAGGTTGCAGGATATGTGGGCAAGGTGGGGTAGACCACTCTCGGGATCAAGATCCTCGCCGCGCTGCCAGGCTGACAGGTGGCGCAGGATGCAGGCCAGCGGTATAGACCACCGCATGCCCTTTGCCCAATTGAATCGCGCGTACTTCTTCTCGCCGTACGCCCATACGCGCATTTCGTCTTCGAGTGTGCACAGAGGCAGGAGAGAGAAGTCTGGCTTACCATCGTTGAAGCGCGCGCCGCTGCCACGCTCCTCGCTATCGACGTCACCGACCGGCATGTGGCACGGGTTTGAAGCACCCGCATAGGGCTAATGCGTTTGATTCCATCGCCGTATTTTATTAAAAATCCGCCTCAGATAGTAACTGCGGATTAGGGAGATCACCGTAAATACCAGACCAATCTGAAATGCCGTTGCAGCATGAACGGGCAGCCCGAATGCCGGCAGAATTAGCATGTTCATGCAAAAATTCAGGCCGAATCCAACCGCGACGTTAGCCCACGCCTCCAGGACCGACCCCAGCCGCGTCTGACTCACTGTCTAATCCCTGTCATCCGCGTCCTACAAGATAAAGCGTGCGCCAGCGAACAGACGCGCGCCGCGGCGTGCGTCATCATTCGCCTGCCGGTATTTCTTTCCCTGTCGTACCGGTGACCCACTTGCCCCGGTTTTATGAGGACCGGGGCTCTTTTTGCAAGCGGGAGGGTACGGCGGGAGAGGGGCGGAGTCAAATAACAGCCGGCACAGCGGCGATATCCGTTCGATGTACCTCGACGACAAGAACGTTCGCAGCGCGCTCGTGAGGCATCTGGACGACCGCAGCCGTCTCGTCACTGACGGTTTC